CGACAGCGATAATCATATGTTTTAATCTAGTAGAAAGTTCAGGAGATGCATCTTTGTTAATTTTTCGTAAACCATCTAACTCTTGTTGAACTTTAATTTCATCACCATGAGTCAATAACTTAAAAGTAAGTTTATTATTAGACGTAGGAGTAACAAAAGTAAATTCATTTTTACCAGCTTTTTCTATGTCTGGGTGAAATTCTTTGTTGTTAATAAGAGAAAGGTCTATAAGTTGCTTTTCTCCTGCATAATTAAATTCATAATCTTTACCGTAACCTAAAATACGCGCTGCTACTAATAAAGCATTTTTATCACCTACTAATAATTCATTATAGTTGATTTTTTTATCTATAATAAGTGATTGTAGTAGTTTATCAATAACTGTACCTTTCTGGATATAGTTCTGATTCGTAAGAATATCTTCCTCTTTTGCAGTCATATATTTCATCTCTATGTTTCCGGATCTTAGAGGTGAATCTTCTGCGTAAAGTAAGCCTTTTGAGGGTAATTCTACAATTTCCGATGGAAATTTCTTTTCTTGTTCCATAAATAATTAAATTAAAACTAGTTTATATATAAATATACGAACTTTATTTTTATAAAACAACAAACCCGACGAAAAGCCGGGTTAGTTAGGTGGTTTGTAGGAGTGTTTAGTAATTTAAAACACAATAGTCCATCGCTACTGTAATAGTCAATTCAGCTACATCTGATGTGCTCCAATCAAAAGATCCTTGAGCCATATTAGTTATGAAAGCTCCTTTAATAATCCACTCACTTACTATATCCCCTACTGGGCCAAGTACGTTAAGTGTAAGATCTTTCTTATAAAAATCAGAATAACCTGCTCTTCCTGTTACAGATTCGTAAGATAAACGAGCCCACTCCATTACTGCTTGAGCTCCTGATGGGGTTACTGGATCATAAAGGGTCATGTCCATATTTTCCCAGTTTCTTTTTCCACGAATTTTTCTATATGTGTTAATATGATCGAGTTTAACTTCTTCATCAGTGAAAGAAGGAGCCGTTACATTTTTGATCATAAAGCTTGGAATAGCATCAATATACATGATAAATCTATTCTGTACTTTAGGCTCAAAGGCTCTGAACATTATTTCGTTAGGATCTAGTACTGCCATTTTATTATTTCTTTATTATAAATATTCAACGTTTTAAATTATGCTCCAAAAGAAGCTCCTGTTGGTTCAATTGTAAAGTCTAGTACAATAAATTCAACTGTTTTAGCTGGTTGAATAAATATCTGTCCTATCAATTGGTTGCGGTCGATAACGTCTGCAGTGTTATTAGTGTCATCCATTACTACTCTATAAGCATATAAACCTTGTCTTTGAATTACTGATTCTAAATAAGGGTTTACTTGTGCTAAGAAGTTATTTCTCGTAGCTGTAGTATTTTGTTCAAATACTAAGTTTCTAGACACATTACCAACGAATGTCTTTAATTCTATAAGCAATCTTCTTACGTTTACTCTATCTAATGCTGATTTCTTCTTCTGTAAAGTTTTTTGACCAAATACGTTAATACCAGCTCCAGGGAAGGTAGCAATTGGATTTACATTAGCACTATATAGTGTATCTCTCTGAGATCTTGTTAATTTTCTTTCTGCTTGAATAACGTCACCTATTCCACCTCTAGTTAAACCTGCTGGTGCGAACCATGGTGCAGAAGCTCCGTCTGTGAAAGCATATACGCCTGGAATAACAACTGATGCTGGTACCCACTCTGTTTTACCAGTAGCAGATAGCATTTGTAACCAAGGCCAGTAAGTAGCAGTATAAGAACTGTTGATGTTACCTGCTGTTCCTGTTACATTCGATACTGTAGCTCCGTAGTTTTGTACGTCTACTACTGCAATTGCATCTCCTCTAGTCTCAGCTAAAGAAATAATTGAATCTAATTGAGTCTTGTGATCTCCAAATTCATAAATCAATCCTGGTGCAGATATAATGTTAAATACATATTCATCTTTATTACCTAAAATTGATATTGCGTCTGCATAGTAAGAAGCATTTCCTAAACCTTGAGTATCTGTTCCGTTAATACTTCCGAAAAAGTTTCCAGTCGTATCAACATTTCCAGCTGCTCCTGAGAATGAACCAGATTGTGCAGTTGGAAGAGAACCAGAAAGGTTTCCGTTGCTAATTAGTCCATCGTTTCCAATATAATCTAATGTTTGACGTGCAACACCAGATATTCTAATATACTTTGATTTATTTGCGTATTCTCCTGTAGTAGCTACATATACATTACCGTCTCCGTCAGTAGTCTTACTAATAGCTTGATTACCTACTACTGATTCAATGTAGTTCTCTGAGTTAGGATCTAAAGATACATCATTAAATGTTTCTAATACGATTTTGTTTTTAAGGTTATCATCACCTCTTCTCACTATTAAAGAGAATGTACCCTGACTAGTGTTAATGTTACTAATTTCATAACGTAAATTATCTGCATCTCCATTTACTAATGAATGATCTGCATTTAATGAACCGTTACTATTGAAAATAGTTCCTTTACCTAATGTCTGGATAGTGAAAGGTGTTGAACCTGATGTGGCAGTAATACCTGTATCGCTAGCTCCTGTAAAGGATCCGCTAACAACTCTTGTAACTAGTACTGAGTTTCCTCCGTTACCAAAGTAAGATTTTACTGCTAGTGAAGTTAAAAATTCTTTTTTAGCTGAACCAGAAGTAAACGTAGTACCGAATATTCTTTGGTACTCCCCGTATGAAGTAACTAAAGTGGGAACTTCTACAGGTCCTTTTACACTTGGTCCAATAATTGCTGCTCCTGCCTCGGTTGGCGCTGGTGCAATAAAAGATATGTCGTTCTCTCTTGCTAGTACACCTGGGGAGATTAAAGTTTCTGCCATGTTTCGTTATATTAAATTATGTTGTCTATAATAAATATTATAAGGTATTCGAAACCTACTGTATAATAATACATTTTATTATGTATATAAATATTAGGAAAAAACCTGAAAGTGATTTTATGCGGAAATGAATTCTCCTGTTTCTAAATTTATTGTACCCTTACCGTATTTTTTTTCTAAATTAGCTGTAAATTTAGCTTCATCTTCTCTGACTGTCTCTAAAATTTTCTTAGCAGCTACTTCTCTAGCATCTAAATCTATTTGTGCCAAAGATATAGAACCTAATTCTTCTAATATAAGCCTATTGTTAGTTCTTATTTGTTTAACAATATCTAATTCTTCTTTTTCTAATTTTCTATTTTCCATATTATATTCTTGTGTTACCGTAATGTATTATTTTAATATTTTTATCTGTTTTAAACGATCTCCATGGATCTACTACTACTGAACCATCTGGAAAATCATAATCGTGATGTTTACCCATATGTCCTAAAAGATAAACTGCTTTGATAGGTTCTATAGGATCATAAGTTACTTTTTTAGCTGATCCGTACGCCTCACAGTAATGTCCAACTAGTATAGAAGATGAACCGTCTTTATAATGTACGTCTGGTTTGTACGCTTCTCCTAAAATTACAATAGGTAAATTTACTTTATCAGATTCTATGACAAGTCTAGTGGCTATATTTTTGGCTTGCTTCTCTCTTGCTTTCATTATAGCATCAAATAAATCATAACCTAAATTTAATTCTTCAGCCATATACCTTAACGCAATATTATCTCTTGGATGACATCCTCCACCATCTCCCATACCTGCTTTCATATAAGCTTTACCTAGTATACGTTGTGTTGATCTTTCTAAAGCTCCAGTAACAACATCTACATTCATATTGCCATTTTTTTCTGCAACATCTTGAATCATATTAACTAAAGCTACTTTTGTAGAGATAAATGTATCGTAAAATATTTTAATACCTTCTGCTTCATCCCAAGTACCTACTTCGTATCTTGTTCCTTCAGTAATAAACGTTTCATAGAACTCTAGTAATAGTTTAGCATCTCCAGTAGTTGAACCATCTTCAGTGCCTATTATAATCATTTCTGGGTTTACCATATCCCATTTTACGGTGCCCATTGCTATTAAATAAGGATTATAAATAAATCTACCATTTGGTATTCTATCTATAAACTCTCTTCTTATAGTTCCAGGAAGAACAGTTGATATTAGTACTATAAGTTGATCTTTATTTACATGCTTATTTACTTCATCTAATACATTATTAACTATAGTATAGTCAAAATCTTTATTAGGTAAATGAGATGTTGGGTAACGTCCGTCATAGTCCGGATGATGAGGTGTTGGTACTGCTATAAAAATAAGTTCACGATCTTGACATACGTCTTTAATCGTTGGTACCATTTTAAAGTTATCAGGGGATACTTCTGTTACGTCGTAACCTATTACATCATGTTTTTCTGCCATAACTTCGGCAGCGTCTTTTCCGAGTTTTCCAACTCCTATAAAACCTATTTTCATATTAACTTCTTTGTATTTTAATAAATATGATTAAAAATTAAATCTGCTAGATCCATATGCCATTCTTCTCCTGGGTGGTTCCCGTCTTCAGCTTTAGGGTATTTTTCTAACAATTCTGCTTGATTTATTACTCCTAACGTTTTATCACTTATGTTATAAGGTGCTAATTCTGTGATAAGTTTAGATTTAAACTCTTCATATATCGGGTAAACCTCTACATACTCAGGAGGCTCAATAAAAATATAATGAAAATTTAACGATTTAGAAACTAAATAACTAGTAAAGGTACGTATATTCATAATACTTTTTAAAAAAGTATCAGTTGGATTAGAATAGGTAAATTTATTTCGCATATATTCTTCATGCCATTCACCACGAGCTCCTATAAAACTTTCTTCAAAGAACATTTCTCTAGTATAAAAAGACCAGAGTATTACAATGGTATCAGTTTCGTACAAATCGTTAGATAGAAACTGTTTAATAATAAAGTCATTCCCGCGTCCAGGCATGGCGAGATTTTTAACAGGTAAATTTAACTTTGTTCCTAACAATGAAGGCCAAGCATATTTACTTGGTTCTGGTCCATATCCATTATCTGCATAATTTATACAATCTTTTAATCCATGACCGTATGTATAGCTATCTCCACCTACTACTAATCTCATTTTTTTAAATTATTATATAAAGTTAATAACTGCTCTTTATAGGCATATAGATAAGTATCATCCATCAATGTATTAAAGTTATGTTCTAATGTAGGTAACATTTCTGTATAAACTGTGTTTAGTCTATCTACACTCCATAAACTAATATCGTTATAAAGTTTGTACAGTTTGTTAAACCTTATCAACCAGTTTTCTTCTTCATCGTAACTTTCATCCCACCATCTGTCAAAAGTTTTATACCCTAGTAGTTTAAGATGCTTCAGGTACCCCGGTCCAGCAACAATAATAAAAGGATTTAAAGAATATATTGGTTTAAAAGTTTTCTCGCTAAAAAATACGCATTTATCTGAGTGGAGTGTTTCAGTTACTATACTTATTAGGGCTTTATTATGAGTATTATAATCTAAGGCATGAGCTAAATTTTCTGTATTCCCGTTTTGTTCACCATCTCTTATGGTAAAAGGAACAGATAAATCTGTTGTTTTAATAAATTTAAATATATTTTCATAGTTATCTAAAACTTTCCAATAATCATTATTCAAATATGCTTGATAATCTTTAGGATTATGATCAGGCGAAGGGTTGAAAAGACTCCCAATAGTAGTTTTATCTAAGTTTTCATTAGTTTTTATTTGAGCAAAAGTAATCATCCTATGTACATCTAATCTTCTATTAAAAATTGAAAAATGTTTAGTAAATTTAAGCTCACTTCTTTCAGTTAAATTTTCTAACTTTTTATTCTCGTGTACTTCTCTATAACCCGGTAAATGTTTATGGCGGTGGTCTACAAACCATAAAACGTGTTCGAAATAATTATAACTTAAAACTGTAATTTTAGGTAAATAATCTTTATTACTAAGAAATTTTTTATATGTTTCATTTAAAATTAAATTACTATGTACTAAAATTATAGAGCTGCTATCTAACTGGTTTGCTTTCGAAAATTTATGAAACCATTCAAAAATTCTGTCATTTGCTCCTACGTATCCTTCCATTGGGAAAAGAAAGAGAAATGAAGCTTTACCTAGTTTAATATATTCTAAAATATCACTTGGAATTTGCGGTACAGGATCAGTTTCAAATAATTTTTCTCCTTCTAAAAAGACCGGTATAAAGAAAGTCTCATTATTTTTTATAAAATACTCTATCGACCTTATATTATAGTCCAGCTCTGGTAATGCAGGTAGGTACTGCTCTTCCCAGTGAAAAAAATATCCTGCTTTGTTAAGTTTTTCGATGGTTGATGGATAATCAGTTGTGTGTACTGGTAATTTTAAACCGATTAACTCTT